AGATATGTAATCCAACTCCTAATACTACCGTTCATATACAGATTTGTTCTGGTAGCCATTGGAAGTAAAAATCTGGCCTGTTCTTTCGCAATTCCTTTCTCTATTGCTTCATTATATGCTTTATAAGCGTCTTCTTGTAATGATAATTGTTTATAGAAAAACCACTTATGGGTTTCCTGATCCATATCATCTATACTGTTCTGTCTGTTCTTGTTGTCTTGTCTACGGGCATCATACATTTCAAATCCAGTTGCTACCGCATATCTCTGACTAAATTCTTGAAATGAGAAACTTCTATGTCTCAAAATCTGTGCTGAAATGGCCCGACTGGTTTCTATCCCAATACACATATTAGCCATTTCAAATACTGACCAATGGCTATTCTTTATGCAATAGGTAAGTAATTTCTCAACATCAGGGTTATTTTGATTATCAGGACTTGAGACTCTAGCGCAATATCCAATAATTTTTTCTGCATCAGGTGTTATCCATATTAATTTAGTTTGCATCTCTATTACTTTCTAATTCTGTTCTAAATCTATGCAACCCCTCCCATAGGGTGAAAATTGGAACTCCCAATCTTTTAGCTTTATCTAAAACTAACCCGGCCCTCTCTGGCCTACGTGCCTCTCCCCAGGCTACAGAACTAATAACTTTGTTTGGGTCAAACTCAAAAAATATTGCTATCTCTCTTGCTAACTCGTATCGAGATAAAATATTTTCACCGGCAATATTCATAATTCCCTTAAATTGCATCTCACCACAAGCAATTAATCCTAAAGCTAAATGATGCACATGTGTAGGATTGCCGAAGAGATACTTTGGTGCTTTGACCATATTTCCATTTTTCAATTCATTATATACCGCTGAAATAAAATTCCCTCTCAATTCATTATAAAGAATAGTCGTTCGAACAATCAATACTCTGTCCATAAAAGGACGTAACCCAACTTCTCCCACATATTTAGAAAATCCATAGGCAGAAATTGGGTTAGCAAATTGTTCTTCTCTATAGGGTCCGTTTATTCCGTCAAATATATAGTCAGTTGATAAATGGATAATATATCCATCAAATGCCTTAGCGATATTTTGAGGGCCAAAAGAATTTACTGCATAAGCCTGAATTCTATCTTTCTCGGCTCCATCAACATTGGTATAAGCGGCACAATTTATTAGACCATCAAAATTTCGACCTTCTAATGCATTCTTAATGCTATCTTCATTAGTAATATTACAATCTATTGGTTCAATGCCAAGTTTTACTAATTCGCTTCCTAATTTACCTTTGTAACCAATTACACCAATATTCATACCAATTCTTTCCACTTATTTATTTCTTCTTCGGATGCTGGCGCAAAACAAACAAATTGATTGTCACAACAACCACACTTCTTCAATAATAATTCTGCTACATGATTTACATTAACTTCAACTAAACAGACATTATTATTTGGAACAGCTACATATTCCGTACCATCAGAAGTAGAAAAAAATGTTCTGTTTTTTCCTCTATACTTTAGAAATCTGGTTCCCATTAGAATCTTGTATCCTCTTCTCCTTCGCTCATGAATGCTTTATAGGTATCTTCTTTGGGAGGTCTGCCACGTCTATTTTTACCGACTTCGTGTGACTGTGTTGGTAATGGCATAGATTTTGGATGAGGTTTCTTCTTTTCCTGTTTACCACCATTCACTAAATCACCCATAAAGCTAAATATTCCAACAATAATATTCTTAAATAAATTTGTGGTTCCCGGCCAACCCTCTTTAGAATTTTCCATCATCATTTCAAAGAAGAAAACCATCAACATTTCTGGTCCCACAGAAAATAAAATCAAAGTCACTCCAAACGAGAAAATGGAATCCATAAAATTAGTATACCAAGTACCACCATTTAGAGCATAATAAGAAGAAAAAATATCATATAAAATAAATGTTGCTCCAATAAGAAATAATAATCCTTTCTTTTCTATACTGGTTTGACCTTTTTCATTTTCGGAATTTACAACCCAAAATCTACCCTCGGTAAAACTGGCTAATATACCGGCCAACATTCCCATAAATAAACCAATGCGGCCACCACTGACAATATTAATTGATGGAAAATTGACAGATGTATAATCGAAAATGACTGTTCCACCACCCCACTGAACAGCCCCAAGAGCAGAAAAAATAATATTTAAAATGAAAAAGGCACTTGCACTTAATAAGCCAAGTAGCCCAATATTGAAATATATTACTGCCCAATATCCATAACCTTTGGGAATACTTAAATATCTCATCATTCTATTACCTTTCTTCGCATGATTATACCATATTTTTGTAATATGTCAAGTTAAATAGAAAAACCCCCTTATTTCTAAGGAGGTTTCTCATTTTTTACTTATTTATTACGCGCCCACTAGGGTTACTGTGGTCACAATTCTACCATTGAAAATTGCTGGATAGAGACTGTGAGCGGCTTTGTGCTTGACAACTAGGGCTGATTTCTCCCATAGCATAAAGCTAATGGCTGTACAACCTGGGTTTAGGTCTTTATAGCTGAGAGGAATTTGTACTCTTCTATAAACTAAAGGTACACCATTATGTGACATTCTTAGAGCATAAATTGTTGCCTGGAATGTTGTTCCACCTGTATTAGTTCTGGCAAAGTTTAGATCACCCACCATTGCCAATGTTCCCACTGCTGTATTTACGCTTGATGCGAAATTATAGCCTGGAACAATTCTATTACCATCACCTAATACGACTTGCTGACTCTGCTGGAAACCAAGTTGGAAATATCCAGACTGTAGTTCCTGTAGAGCGGTTGGGTGAGCTAGAAGTACGGTAGGTCTTACGCTACCTTCGGCTAAGAATCTGTCAAAGGTTAGGGCAGTGAATGAGCCTGTGCTTGAAGCTGGCTGATGTGCGGCTGAACCTGTGGCAAGAGTCTTTTCAATACCATCATATTCGAGTGAATTTGATGAGCTATTGCCCTGGACTAATAGCTTGTCCTGACCGTTGACCATTAGAATTGAGGCAAGAACGATTTCCTGTGCCTTCATATCTCTAATTCTGCCAATTGTGGCAACGTCAACGTTATTGAAACCGGGTAGTCCTTCGAAATTAGCATATGGTCCGGTCATGTTGTTAATCCCGCCCATTGGTAGAGCGGCAACACCCATGCTATGCATAATATCTGAGATACCTAGACTTCTCTTTACACCCTGAGTTTTTAGGGTGACTGTGGTATTGCTACCATTGTGAGAATATTCTTCGGGGCATGTTCCGTCTGCGAAAGAAATATATGCACTACCAGAGGTAAATGCTAGAGAAGTTAATTCTCTCCAAGTTTCTTCCTTTAGATTTGTTCTTAGAACAGGCACCCATTTATATAACGTAGCTTCTTCTGCAAGAGCTACAATTTCTGTTGGGTCTAATGGAGTCGCCCACTGTGCGGCAAAATCGCCGGGAGTAGAATAGGCTGGCGTAATAACGGGGTCTGTAGTTCTTTCAACAGGAGTACCCTGGCCTCCATTACCTAAATCCTGCATTATATCCATTGTTTATTTCTCCAATTACTGTTATTATCTAACAGTTTTATTTACAATTTCTGCGATTGAGAGTCCCTTAGACTGAGGTACATTGGTTGGGGTATTAAATCCAACTGATTTTTGTACCGGCTGAGGCTGAGGGGTAGTTTGCGATCTTTCTTGTGGTCTAACCTGTCCTACCTGTTGACTCTGAATTAATTGTGTTAGTTGAGCTAAAGTATTTGCCAAAACATTAACTTGGTCTTTAATTTCACCAACCTGTTTTGTAACTGCCTTCTCAACTACATCGGCAATATTTTCAGATTTTACTTCTACTGGCTCATTAGTGCTCATATCAGTGTGCAATTGAATTAGCTCCTGACCGGCCTTATTAATGACTTCCTGTAGAGCGGCTAATCTGTTTTCGCCTGAATTTGACAGAGCATTTGATAGGCCACTATCAAATTCATTTACGATAGATTTCCACGCTGGAACATTTTCAACTACTGGCTCTACAACCGGGGTTTCTTCTGCTACGCTTGCGGTACGTGCATTAGATAATTCGGTTACTAAAGCTTCGAGTTTTGTTTCCAATCCTGAAATTCTATCTTCAAGGGGCTTAACATCTACCGACGCGCCCATATTATTATTTTCCATATTACTTTCAATGGCCTCGCTTAGTACTAATAATCTATCCGGTGATAATAAATCTTTGAATTCTATAGTTAGTGCTTGCATTGCCGCTAATTTGTCATTTACTGCTAAACTCTTATCGGCTAAAATATTTTGGGCCACAGCACCGAACATTGAATAAGCATAATAAACGTTATTTTCAATCTTTGTGGCTTGAATGGCTCTTTGAGCATCCTGTAAAGTAACGGCACCACCAAAAGGTTGATACACTTCTGGCATACTGGGGTCATGTTTTTCTACATCGGCTTTATCAACTGAGGTTTCAGACTTTTCCTCATGCATCTCATCATGCATTTCATCTTTCTTCTTTTTCTTCTCTTCCTCGTCCTCTTCGTCCTCAGTATCTTTTACTTCCGATCTATCAGTAGTTTGATTCATAATTTCATTTACCAGTTTAGAAAGTTCGTCCTCAGTGATCTTGCCTTCTTTAGTCATTTTACTAACAAGTTTCAATAAAACTTCCTGAGTATTTCCACCCAATAGTTTATCTACGATTACTTCAACGTTCTTTTTAGACTTGGTAATTAATTCCTCATCTGCCGAACGTCCTACTTTTTCTCTAAATGCTTTTTCTACTTCATTTACAATTTCTTCATCACCGACGATGCTTAGAGCATCCTCATAACGAGTCGTCATATTTTCACCTTCACTTTTAGCTACAATGTCTGTTCTCTTGTTTACGGGTACTCTGGTTACTGCTAAATGCTCTAAAATACCGTCAAGATAAATTTTATCACCGACACCTAATGTGCATTTATAACAAGGTTTTCCCGATGAATATTCCCAAACACTGTTAGTTGATTTGTGTACATGCTTTCTATCATAAAACCCGATAGAAATTCTTACTCTTTTATCGTGAGGGACATTATCACGTCTATCTTTTCTAATTGAGTTATATACTGATCTTCCTAAAGGATTATCGTTGAATACTCCCTTAGCCTTTAATTGATTACCATCAATATATAATTCTGTTACAATACCGGCCTCACCTCGACCCTCTAAACGAGGATAATGAGCCAAACTTAGATAAATAGGTAAATTTAATCCTTTATCCATATAATGAAGAAATGATTTATATAATCCAATACTCATTTCTTCCTGATAGGAATCACTGGCAGTATCACTCGCCACTGCCGCGAACTGCATTTTTCCATCAGTATCTAAATTCGCTTTAGAAATAAAAAGCGGTAATTCAATTATATTTTCTTGCATTTTGTGGAATAGAATCCTTGCATACACCCATTTAGGGTGTCATAAAAAAAATAAATTTTGTAAAAATGGGGGAAAAATCTGTGAGAGGAACAACTTTTACAGACTTGACATAATTATAGCATATTTCTACATTTTTGTCAAGTGTCTTTATATTATATCCTTGATATTCGTGAAAATGAGAATCTTCTCCCACTTCCCTCACTTGATGTTGCCATTAATACCCTTGGTTGTCCGATTTCATTAGTGTTTTCAATCCCCGATACACTTATTATCGCCCCACCGACCGAAATTGTTGGTTGACCAATAGCATTGGTATCAGTAATTCCAGAAGGTTGAATTATTTGAATTATTTGGGGTTGACCAAATGCGTTAGTATTTTCAATTCCGATAGATTGAATTACCAGAATTATTTGAGGCGATCCAAATTCTACAGTATTGGAAATACCACTACCAGTGATATTTACTGCCCCAACTGTAATTGTGGGGAGGCCAAATGTATTGGTACTTTCAATTCCAGTGCCGGTAATGTAGGCTTGAGTCGTGATTGTGGGCTGACCAAAGCTATTTACATTATCTATACCGCTACCAGTAATAAATAATGCGCCAACACTGATTGTGGGTAGCCCCAACTCATTTACATTGACTATCCCCGTACCAGTAATATTTACAGACCCAACACTAATTGTAGGAAGTCCGAATTGATTTGTATTCTCAATTCCCGTTCCAACAATTGTTACTGCTCCAACTGAAATGGTTGGTTGACCAAATTCGTTGGTATTAGAAATTCCTGTTCCGGTAATAAATTGTTCAGCCCCACCAACCATAGAAACGGTAGGTTGACCAATTTCATTTAGATTAGAAATTCCAGAGCCGGTAATATTAACACTACCGACTGATATTGTAGGCTGGCCTAAAGCACTTAAATTTTCAATTCCAGATGGTTGAATAAATTGAGTAATAGTCGGCTGACCAATTATATTAGTATGGCCGATACCTGTTACATCAATATTTACAGCACCCGGAGTTACAGTAGGTTGCCCAAATGCACTTACATTTTCAATTCCACTAACACTAATATCTACTGAACCAACTGAAATTGTTGGTTGTCCCAAAGCATTAGTGTTATCAATGCCACTACCAGTAATATATGTTTGGGTTGTAATTACTGGTAAACCTAATGTATTGGCGTTTTCAATACCACTGCCAGTGATAAAAACTGCTCCGGCTGTTATAGTCGGTTGTCCGAGAACATTAGTATTGACTACAGCACTACCAGTAATAAATTGTGGGGATGAGCCAGCGCCCTCAAATTGCTTTATGGTAGTGCCAGCAACCACCATAACGCCAGCGGCAACGTTAGAATTACCACCAATTGTTACGGCAATATTATTAGCTGTACCTGTTCTAAGGGTAACAGTTGATGTAATAGCGCTGCCGCCAGCCCCAATACTACTATCTGAAAGTTCACTATTATCTGCCGCTGGATCAAATGATGTAGTTGCATTAGCTGTTGCAGTACCAAA